CCTATTGGTGATTATGTAGGAATGGCTGCGGCGCAAGCTGTTTCTGAGCCGCTTACCCAGGCGCAAATTTCGTCAAAGCATTCTGGTGGTGTGGCGGGAGCTGCCGCAGGCGTCAGTGGTTTTGCGCTGATTAACCAGCTGGTTAACGTTCCCAAAACATTTAAGCACGGCGCGGCGCACGCTCAAGTTGATGGAAAAGTACAAAAGGTAGAGGTGGCTCCTCAAGGTGGTAGTTACATAACGATCCAGAGCGAGCAACACTATGTGAAACCAGGCCTCCAAGTAAATGTTAAGCCGGGCGACACGGTAGAGGCCGGCGATGTGCTTTCTGCAGGCGTCCCCAATCCGGCAGAAATTGTGCAACATAAGGGCATTGGAGAAGGGCGCAGGTACCTTGTGGCGAGCCTAAGCGCTGCCTACGCTGATGCGGGAATTAACGTACATAGGCGCAACATTGAGTTGGTATCGCGGGGGTTGATAGATCACGTTCGGATAGATGAAGAGGTCGGCAACTATGTGCCGGGTGACATAATTCCGTATAGTGCCTTTGTTAGTCAGTACCAAGCGCGGCCAGGAAGTCGGGTAATTGATTATCGCCAGGCAAAAGGAAAGTATCTGGAGAGACCCGTCTTGCATTATACTATTGGTACAAAGATTCGTCCGAACATGTTGAAAGATTTCAAGCAGTTCGGGGTTGATAGACTGGAAGTTCATGACGAGCCTCCGCCATTTCAGCCGGAAATGCGCCCAGCAGAAAAAGCATTGGAGTATGATCCTGATTGGGCGGCTAGGATGATGGGCGCCGGTCAGAAACGTGGGCAGGGTAGTTTACTTGCAGGGCTTCACCGTGGAGATGTAAGCGATACGGAAGGAACGAGTTATGTTCCTTCCTTGATGTCTGGTGAGACCTTTGGTCGTTCTGGTTTGAGTAAAGGTTGGAAATAGATATCGGGTAAAAGGTATATTCAGTTTATTAGAATTGTTAGTATGAGAATGCGGCCCTTTATGTAGGGCGGTAACTTCCATGGACGGAGTCAAAAGCATGGTCTTGCAACTATCTCACAGTACACAAAAAAGTCTACTGGCCCTGGATAATCAACAGCGCGGATGGGCCAAGCAAGCTGAACTCGGCGGAGACGGACAGGATATTCCGTTTGAACAGGCGCTGAGTAATCTTGCTCATGCATACTTGCGAGATAAGGCGCCCAGTCTGCTTGATTTTGAAGTTGGGTTTCAGCTCCTGGAGCGCAACCAGGAAAATACTAAGGCTGTAGGAGTTGTAGGCTTCAAGGTCGGTTCGATGTGGCTGTATGTGCCCATCTTTTTCCTGCGCGGAGAGCTCAAAGGCCACGAGCTCTTGTACATCAAGGATCAGGATGTATTCGTGCCCCTCAAGGAGAACTGGTTAAATTATCTCCTTAGTCGCAAACCTAACATTCTCGGTGACGGGACAAATAAGGATACGCATCAACTCGGTGTGATGAGTCCGAGTTTGCAGCAATTATCGAATAATAGGGTGAAGAGTAGTTCTGCGTATCCTGCATGGGTAGAGGACTTCCTCCCCGTCTGGGCATACATGGCGACAACGCCAACCTCTGAGCAAGAAAAGTTTGCAAATATGCGAACTTTCCCGGAGATGCTTGCTGCTGAGGGTGGGAACTCTGTGAAGTTTATGTACGAGGTCGCTAATCGTTATCCATCGGTGTTTAAAGCGGCGACTGAGCTATATGGCGATAAGCTTTCTGGCGCACTCAAGGAAGCTTGTGAACTACACAAGAAAGCTTCCAACGTGTTAACGCCGGCACAACCGACGAATAAGCGCATATCTCGTACCGGTCCTGTGATCGATACAACTATCCCGCATCCAATTAAAACGGGTGCGCTAGAGATCATCACGATGGACCACACGAGGTCAGAAACGCTTCCCGAGGGTCCTGATGAAGAAGACCAAGAAAAGCTGCTGCGTGATGGTGTTTTAATCAAGGATGAGCGCGCGGGAGACGAGGTCAGCGTTGCTTATAAGACGCAGGTAGAGAAGAGGTTGTTCAATCCAGCTGAATCCGGCTTGTACGAAGTCCTGACAAATACTGGCGATATTGAGCGCTGTTTTATCGTACTCGCTCCGATGGGGCCGAATGGGCGGTTTAAGTTCGCTACGCTCGTTCGTGTGGAAGGCGGCGGTAAGAAAGATTGGATCAACGTACACCCCACGCGAGTATGGGCGGTCTCCAAGGTAGAGGGCGACGAGTACAACGACTGGCTCGAGGGGTTATCGGTTCCTGATAGCCTTAGTAAAGGAAGCACTTATATGCTGTGCGGGCGCACAGGTGAGTGCACCGTTCCTTTCCGTGTTGAGGGTACTATCGGTGATGCGGACGGGAAAATTGTTTACAACGTTAACTTCCACACTCACGCCGAACGCGGTCGTGCTGTTTACGAGGCCGGCCATCGAGTAATCCCGTTCTCGGGGGATGACGAATACAGTCCTTATAGAGATGGACAGCGAATTCATCTTAAGGGTAAAGGTGGTTCCAAGTTAGTTGCTTCTCAGGGTGATGTATTTGTTCCGGAAGATTTTTATGCCATTCCGGTAGCTAAGCCAGCGGATGATTTTGATTCAGATCGTAAAGAGCCGCTAGCTCCAGGTAATATTGCTGACGCTGAGATGATGATCATGGCCAAGACGGCCGAGCTGACTATCTATCACAATGGTTATGAAGTAGAGCTTAACAAGCTGCGCATGGAGCCGAAGCAGGCGTTTATCGCATTGATCAAAGATCACGGGTTTCGCGAGAAGCAGGCGCGTGAGATGTTGCGCGAGGCCGAGCAGAAGCACAAAGCTCGTTACCGTGTGAAGTACGCAGAATATGTGAAGCAGGCGCAAGATCCATTCTTGCAGCCAGGTCCGACGGCGCCGGGCTTCCCGGGACCGCAGATGGGTACAACGGATGTGATTGGCGGGCAGGTTCCTGCGCAGTTTCCTATGAGCACGGAGCAGCCAGTCGCGGATATGTACCGCGGGGATCCCTCTCAGTATGATCCGACGTTAGTACCCGATCCGATGGCGATGCAGGGCGCACAGCAAGCAGCGCAGCTTGGCCAGAAGGACGTCTTTGATACCGCCATGATCGGGTCGATGTTGAAGGCGGTTCGCCAGGATTCCATGGTAGATAAGTACCTTGGCGACTTGATGAAGGGAATGGACCGCGTGGGTCGTATTCTCTTCATGTTCTACTTCCACCAGGATGACTTTGGCGATCGTTACGGTAAAGCTGATATGCCTGAGCTAGAGGATAGCTTGCGTAATACATTTGAATCTATGGGTGACTTGGTGCTCTTCCTTAAGCAGAAGAGTGTCGACCCTTATCCAGAAGAAGGATCGCTCGGAGTCGACCTCGGCCCGATTGCGGGAACATAAGGAGAAATAATTCGTGAAAGTTTATGAAAAGCATTACGCCCTCACCAGTACGGCGACTGAAACAGACGAAGTGTTTGCGCTGGACTTCCCGCATGAAGTCGTGATTAGCAAGTTGACGATACAGCAGACCGCGGGCACAGATATTGCCTACGATGCTGTGTTGTACAACAGCGATATCTCTGCGGCGACGGCGGATGCAAAAGTTAAATTCATTGTGATTCCTGAGCAGAATGCTTTGGCGGGAGATGCTGTTGGATTGTTCCAGGGGCGGTGGCTTTATAAGAACATGGAAGGAACGCCAACCATTCCCATACACAAGATCTATCTTCAGTTAAATACAGCGGCAGCCGTAGGTGACGAGACCTGGGATGTCGCATTAGCTGGAGAAGTTGTTGGCCAGTCAGTTGGATAGGTAAATAGATGGTTCAATACGCAAGACCAGACGATGATACATCCGTGGGAAACTGGACAGCCAGTAGCGGTAGTGATCTGTTTGATCTGATAGATGATGCTTCCGTTAGTAACACGGATTACATAACCGTGACAGATGATTCTATGGGGACAGCCGAACCCATTACGTTTAGTTTAAGTGGTGTGACAGATCCTGCCGTTGGTACTGGACATTCAGTTGTAGTGCGCGCGGCAACCCCGGATTCCATGTCGAACCCCGTCACTCTTAATGTAGAGCTCAAAGACGGTAGTACCTCTATCATGGATGAGGATTTTAGTATCGATGATACTATCACCGATTACACGATGGATTTGGATGGCGATCCTTCGGAAGCAGATGACATAAGTACTGGTGGTTATGCAGATCTAACACTTGTAATCACGGCAACCGATGGCATGACTATGGGGACTGAAACCAGGGTTTATGACGCACACTTTGCTTGCCCTGACGTGGTAGTAGCTGAAGTAACAAACACTCAATCTTTTAGTCTTGTCCCAGGCGGCGCGATGGGGACTTCATTTAGCTTAATCGGGGACATTGACGTACCTCCGAAGGTAAGGATTTAAATATGCCAATTAGACAATTTCCTATCCGCACCGGGGGTAAGGGCAGTATTTCTACAACACCGCTCCAGCTTACGACAGTTGACGCAGAGGGGCAGCGCGGAATACAGATCACGGCTGACTCTGGTAATACCGCCGCTGTTTATGTTGGAGAGTCAAACGCCATTACTCCAGGTACGGTTGACGCTACTGATGGATACCCTATCGCAGCTGGCGCAACGGTTGTGATCCCTACGCTGCGGGCGGATGAGTTATATGTGGTTGCCCCCTCAGCTGGTCACCAAGTTCATTGGATGCTTATTTGATGCTTGAAATTGCTCCTAACAACCCGAGACGACCAACGGATTGGCGCTGGCAACGTGCCTGTCTATTGTCTGAGGGAACGCCTGCAACAGAGCATCTTTCGTTTAATCGTCGAATTGATGATGAGTGGGTACGTCAGGCGGCTTCGTTTAAACGGCAATTAGATACTTGTGATGACGATGCAGACCGTAGATCGTTAATGAATAATTCCGCGGACCTGTACTGGGCGCACGACATATATCAGGACGAAGGTAACCCGTATAAGAGTGAACTAGAGGCGCGTTTGTTGTCGCGAGATGATTCCCAGGGCATCTCACGGCGGTTAGGGGTTGAACCTGGAACCGTGCAAGTGTACGAAAAATTGTTCTATAATGTAGAGGACAAGCTAGATACACCTGGTTATGTTTATCACACGGCGATTGGCCGTGAAATGCACCGTGGATTTACGGAGCGGGAATACGATAAACTATGGAAGTGGTATGCTTATGCATATGGTTCCATAATGTTGGATTCGTTGATTGGTCAGGCTATTGATGTGACTGTGCCAGAGAATCAGAACCAGGTAAAGGCCGCGTGGAAAGATGACGGGATGGGCTCGATTATAAGGAAGCAAGCCATCGCAGCTCGAACGATGCCCGTTAACAGTTTTACGCAGGCCGACCTACTACATATTTGGACCAAGTTTGTTGAGATAGAAAAGTCTGCAGAAGCGAGTGGCGCTGGTAGCAGTGCGCTTCTTGCTAATGTGGAGGCGTTACTTGACCTAGCACCGAAGATGCTTGTTGGTAAACGCGTAAACGACGAAGATTTTCCGGCCCTGGCCGCTTTCGATAAGCCGGGGCACGAATTACGAACACATGAGTTACTAATGATCGCCACTGGTGAAGTACCACCTGGTTTAGAAGAGACTCTTAATTCCCTATCATTTCCAGAAATGACGTCCCATGAAAAAACTGAGCAAGGAAGCTGAAAGTAGAGTTCTGACTGCCCTGGAATCGGTTGCGGATGCCGTCAACGAGGGTACAAGCCCTAATGATGCCATCGTGAAGGCCGCCTCGGAGCATGATATCCCTGCGGGACATATCAACTTGATGGTGTCTGCATATAACACCGGGCGTACGGGTAAGCAGCGTATGGCAGCGGAAAGTCCGTTTGATAAGGCTGCAACGTTTGAGCTGGCAGATCAACAGGACATTATGGGTCGGCTGTATCCGACGAATGTTAAGTCCGCTGCGCAAAAGCGTGACGAGACGATCGTTGATGATGAGTACGCGCATGCTCCTGTATTTGCGCAGCGTAAAGAAGCAGCTCACGTAGCCGCGCGTAAGATCGACTGGAAAATGGTTGATACGCCGCCGGAGCCCTATGCGGGAGAGTCGTACACGGCGATCAAGAAAGCGATCCACTCCGTTGAGTTCGATAAGCGTCGGTTCGAAGAGTGTCGGCGAGAGGTTGCTCGCGCCAAGGACCTACTTACAAGTAACTTTGAGAAGCTTAGTAATTACTTCCGTACTCCGGGCGGCGTGTCTTTTGACGATGCTTGTGATGCTGTAGAGATTCAACACGGGGGTATGGGGCGCGCTATTCTTAACCAGCTTTCTCGAACCGTGCCGCAATTCAGTAAAGAGGCTAAGCATAATTGTTCTGCCATCCACCCCAGCTCCACGCACGAGCAGTGGATGGAGGATAAGAAAAAGAAGCGGCAGGAGAAGAGCGCCGGTCTTGTGGAGGTGCAGCCGAACCAGGCGCCTTGGAAATGGATTCGCGAGAGCATCAAACTCGCTGCTGACATACACGATAAGCAGCGCACTCTTCATGAGCTTGCTCAGCATGTCACCAAGAAGGCGGAGGACCGAATCCGCCCTTTTTCCCCGAGGCAAGGACGATCTGTATTGGATCTACCCTTGCCGACGACTAATGAGAAGCAGGCGGAGGCCGCGCAACCTGCTGATCAGACACCACGCCATGACTGCAACAAAGTTCATCCCGGCATGAAGCACGAGGAATGGAAGGCTTCTTTGGAGAAGAAGGCATCAATGGCGCCGTTGTATGGCGCAGGCGCAGGTTTAGCGGCTGGCGGGGCGCTCCACTATCTCAAGAACAAGGATAAGGAAGAAGATGAGCGGTCTAGTTTACTAGGGGATCTTGCGTTGGGCGGCGCCGTAGGCCTAGGTGGCGGGGTCGCATATGACGCAGGCGCGGCGGGCATCGGGAAAGGGAAGCCTGAGCCATCAGTAACTACAAAGACCACGCATTACGGCCCCGATGTCAAACCCACCCCTGACAACAAGCCCTACAAGAAGCCAGTAGTTCCTCCAACGACCGGGGATTATGCAGGAGTAGATAAGGACCAAGCGGCATTATTGGAGGCTCAAGGCATTGTCGAGCGAGATCCTCCGCCTGATGCGCCGCCAGCAGGTCCCGAGCTGATCGATTACGAAGGACAGTTAACTGAGGAAGCGCGTGCATCGGGGGTTCTCGATACCCCGCCTGCAGCGTCCCAGGATGCTCCGGACCCGCCCCGGGATGCTCTCTCGCGGCCGGGCGAGACTGAGATAGGACCGCTCCGGGATGCTCTCGCGCGGCCCCCGTACGGTCCGGCCCCGGAGTTTAAACCTTCATCCCCGGATTTGAGTGATGAAGAGTGGCTGACGGAACATGGTCAGCACCAGGATGCGCAGCCTGAGACAGACCCGGGATTCAGCGTTGGTCCTAAAGCTCCAACAGATCCTAAAGGGCAGTACCAACAATATGTTGATATCCAGAACTCCCCGGGAGTAGCCCAGTCCTCAGACCTGGGACCCTTGAAGTACGAGGATTGGCTTAAGATGAAGCGATATCATCACGAGAAACGGGTCGGGCCGGGCGGTATGATGACTATGGAGTATCGGCCACAAGACAACCAAGAGTTCTTCCGCACTGATGACGCGGGCAATCCGATAGGTGATCACAATTCACAATGGCAGCTCCCGGAAATGCAGAAGCAGAATAGTGTTCACGAGAAGCAAGCAGGCGCAGCCAGCATTTTTGCACTGAGTCATCTACTTAAGGGCGTTCAAAGCGGTGCCGAGGCCGGCCACAGTGCTCAGGAAGAAGCAGTCAACGATTACATAGAAGAACTAGACGACCCCGCTCATCAAGAAGAGCTGAAGCGGATTGTCGTACGGGCACAGCTTGAGAACATGATGGCAAATGATCCCATCATTAGCCAAGAAGATCCGAACATGGTTACGGAAGCTTACAATGAGATTGTTCAGTTAGCTCCTCGCGCTGCAGACTCTCCCCTATTGATGCGCAATTTGATTAGACAGCATCTGGCAGGAGTGGAAGGCGGTGGCGGGATTATGGATCCACGTGATATTGGTGCAAATATCATAGGAAATGAAAAAGATCTTGCAGATGCTGCTAAGTTTGATGAAAAGAGTATTCACGCACCCGGGCTCGCCGCTGGTTCGCGCAACATGAATCAAGGACGAGATGCATTACAGGCGCAAGAAGAAGGAAGTCTTAGGTCTAATTTGAGTGACGCTAGTAAACGTATTACTGGTGTTGGGCAGGCCGCCGGTAATGTGATTGGTAAAGGTGTTGGCCTTGGGAAGGCAACGGGTAGCAAGTTGAAAGAGATGGCTACAGCTGAGGGCGGGGGCTCGATCTTCAGTCCTGGTGCCCCGAAGGGACCGGAGCGGGCTCTGCAGCAACAACGTTGGGATAGCCAGTCCAGGGAACTTCGTGACAAACAAAATAGATAAGGAACTGCGGTGATGAGTAATATTCCTGCGCAAGTACTTCTCGGTACGCCGAAAGAAGCTACTGCATACATTTATCAGATTCGTGCAATGCGTAAGGCGTCGCCAACGTTGGTAAATACATTGAACACTGCTTTTGCTAAGCAAGCTTACAGTTGGAAAGATTTTAAAACAGGTCTCACAACATCGAGTCCATTGGCCTACGGTCTTGCTGGCGCGGGTACTGGCGGTCTTCTTGCAGCACTTAATGAAGAACGAAAAAAGAAGAAGCATCGGAACTATTCGAATATCCTGTGGGGAGCGTTAACCGGTGGTGGACTAGGTGCTGGGGGCGCTTATGCGAATAAGCAGATAGGCCCGGGCGGAGTTTCCGAGCTACTGAACAAAGCAAAAGGCAAGGAAGAACCGCACGGAGCAGGAGCGCCGACCGATGAGCAGGATAAACTCACGAAGCGAACAAACTCTGACGCCAAAGACGCGAAAAAGCCGCCTGGCCTGATCGAGCAGGCCTTCCGAACAACAGAAAGCCTTGCAAATATGGCGGTAATGCCGGGAGGGGAATTGCTTGATCGTACTATTGGTGAAAGCGGTTTGAATATTGCTCCGGGTCTGGCAAACTCACCATTCGCCGCGGGCGCCGCTACCTCAACGCTACTTCACGGCGGGGCATCCACCAGTGAACACTTTGGTAACAAAGCCGATCTCCGTAATGCGGCACGTCCCGTGATTAGGAATGAAGTTAAGTCACTAAGAAATGCGCTGCCTGAAGCGATTAGAACTCACGTAGCTGCGAAGCCGATCGACATGATTGAGCAGATCGCAGAGGTAAAGACTATACCGGCCGTTAAGGAAGTCCCGTACAGGGCCGCTCGACCGACCACATATAAGCCACACCCGCAGGGTGGGGTGAACGCGGACGGCACGCCGCGGATGGTCGTTAAGAGACATGGAGCCGTCGAAATCAAATACAAGCCAGCCACGGCGGAGATACCGGGCACTCCGGCCAAGAACATCCCGTCCAGCCCGGCTCAACTAAGACTGCAGCAGGTACAGGAGTGGATCCCGAACGCTAATCCAAAGGAATTACAAAGGTTGATTGATGGCGGGACTGTACAGATTAATAACCGGCCATTTACCTACAAGGACCTCATGGAAATGACAGGTGAATCCACAATTAAACCTGTCCCCGGCGGCCACCAGTTCCAACCGGATACGCTTGAGAATCTGACTGGTACTCGTCCAATGGCCAGCTGGCAGCCCGAGTGGGTAAAGAATCTCCGGCGTAAGCTTCCTGGAGGTAGGAATGTTCCGCCCGGTGTTACACTCGATGTGAATGCCCGGCTGGGGTCCCGTGGCGACAGGGGCATTGATGTCCCGCAAAAGTCGTGGCGCGGGAAGTTTGGTCGTAGTCCGGTGACGCGCACTGTTGCACACGCACCTTGGGTGATTGGTATGATAATGCAGGCAATAGAAATGGGCAGGCATCAGGGGGTCAGGGATTAGAAATGGGCAGACAGCAGGGGTAAAAATAAACATGTTAAAAATCATCACACCTGGATCATGGTCATTTGACGAACCTATTGCGCAAATAATCAAAGTTTCCAGCCGGGGTCTCAAAGGCAGTGACTTGAGTTCGTTTATTAAACGAGCAGGTCACCGGTTCGCTGATGAGATCCAGAACGTCAAGTTAGATGAGGGAGATGTTCCTGTTCACCTCATCGCGGTTGGCTCCACGGAATTCTATGGTCCGAACCGTAATGGTGACGGATTTAAAGAAGCAACGTGTAAGCGCGATCATGACACGTTCGTAAAGCATGCGCGGTGGTATCGAAACCATAAGAATAAGAATCCGGACAAAAGCTTCGGGCTTATTAAAGCTTCAAACTACAATCCGGATATGAAGAGGATTGAGCTTCTTGTTGCTCTTAACAGCACTAAGGAAGCGGCGAAACGAAATGGCGGATTGCTTGCAGACGAGGAGATGGAAAAACTTGCTAACGGTGATGATATTGCTGTTAGCATGGCTTGTCGCGTACCGTTCGATGTTTGTAGTGGCTGTGGTAATAAAGCGCGCAACCGTAGTGAGTATTGTACGGGCGCTCTTTGTAAGCACGGCGGACTTGCATCTAAAATTGGTACGGTGTTAGAGAGTGGGCACATTCTTCACGCAGATAATCCCGACCCAACATTTTTTGATATTTCCAAAGTATTTAGACCAGCTGATCGTATTGCCTATACAATGGGACAATTAGAGAAAGCGGCTTCGGTAGGGATAACTATCTCTGGAGCAGAACTTGCTGAGAATATGCAGTTGTCTACGCCGTTAGATTTTTCTCTTGACGGGAAACTTTCTTCTGCTGTAATTGCGCAACTTAAACTGGCGCAGCAATTAAGTGATGCAGAAGGGCGTGTTGCAGAATGGGCGCACAAATCTGTAGCATTTTCACCAGAAGTACGGTCTTCAGTGAATATCCCTGGTGCGCAATTTGTAACAACAACTAAAGTTGCTCAAATGACTCGTGCATTGGCAGAACAGGGAATTGTATTACCTGTGGAAGAATTTCTTGTTATGGTACAAGGAGATACAGAAAAGGCTGCTTCGGTTGCACCACAAGTTAAGCAACATCTTTTTGGTGTTTATGATCGCATGTTGTCGGATGGTAGTTTTGAAACAGCAGCTCGCAACAATCCGTTCATTAGCACCGAAAACACACACATGGGAGAGTACCGTAAGCTTGCTAGTACGTTGGCAGCAGACTACTCTTTGAAATTAAACCATATAGAGAGTAGAATACGTAAGGCAACACTTAGAGGAGTTAATCCTTTGCCGGGTGTGGAAAAGGCTGCTGCTTTTACTGGCCCTGGTGAGGAACTTGCACGACAGTACGCGTTGTATAAAGTTGCTGCATTTACTCAAATGGAACCGCAAAGTGCGGAATTATCGTTGACATTAACGCTTAGTATCCTGCAAAATTAGATATAGCACAGGGCACAAGCAATTTGCCGTCAAAGGAGTGACTAAATATGTCCAGTTCTTCAGTCCATACAGCTCAATATTTTGAGCAACTGAATGATTTTATGAAAGAAGTTGCAGCTGAAAAAACAGCTGCACATTCTAATACAGAAGCTGGCGGGTATGTGGGAAAGTCTTCGCACCCATCCGCTAACGTAGATGACAGTACTTCTGATGCTTCGGAAGGAGCTCGGTCTGCTGAGAATTCAGCTGATGTTAAAGGCGAAATTCCCGGTAAATCACCAGATGATATTAGCGAAGGCGATGCGGGCCCGGCTCAAGATGACCGGCAGCTCAATATGGGTACGCAGCAAAGTGCCACCGGAGAAGACCCCTCGGTCGAGAATGACTTTAAGGGTGACAAAGATGATCCGGGTACAACGCATCCTGCTGACACCAAAGATGGTGAAAAGTTTGGCTCATTGGAAAGAGCGTGCACAGGTGCGAATTTCTGGCAAGCTAAAACGGCTGCTCTAAACCTAGGCAACGATATTTTGGCTGACTTCGCAAATGGTTATGGTTTTGGCGAGGTACACATCCAAAAAAAAGCCCAGGCGCCGCTAGTTGAAGCCTCTCAGTATTATCAGCAAGTGGCGCCCTCTGCTTATAAGCAGGCCGCAGTAGCTCCCGCCCCCGTAGCACAGCAAGCTGCTGACGCGGGATATCAGTTGGCTTCTGTGCTTGGAATGGAAAAGCTGTCCGAAGAAGAGAGATCGGCAGCCACCATTGAACAGACTATCAAAGATGCATCATACGATGCGGATTTGGTGGGAAGTTATTTGCATACGTTGGCGCACGAAGCTGAAAAGATGGCCGAGCATCCACTTGAAGATCCTGCTTTTGGCGGTGAAGCTGAAGGTGAAGATCATGATGGATTTGGCGACGAAGCATCCGGCATGGAAGAAGGTGGTGACGAAGCTGCACTGCTTGCTCAGATGGCCGGTGAAGGCGGCGGAGACCTCGGTGGAGAACTCGGTGGAGGACTCGGTGAAGAACTCGGTGGAGGACTCGGTGGAGGACTCGGCGGAGAACTCGGCGGAGGACTTGGCGGAGAACTCGGTGGAGACGAGGGAGTCGATGACGCTGCTATTGCAGACGCTATTCAGCAACTTGTTGAATCTGGCCCAGAACCTGTTTCTGATGAAGAGTTGTTAGCACAGCTAGCAATGGCTTTGCAGGAATCAGGTGTTCCGGGTGATGAGTTGGGGGCAGCCGGCGCAGAGGGCGCTAAGTTGGCTTCAGCATTGAAGTCGTTTAAACGGTCTGGCAAGTTTCAATTTAAGGAAGCTACGAATGGCCGCGAAAGAAAAATTCGAGACCTAATGAAAGCTCACGTTCTTGAGCTTGTTGGGTAAGTAGGTATTTACACTGACCACGGAGGTTGACACTTATGTCCAATAAAACTCTTCAACAGAAGGTCATCGAGCAGATTGCTTGGTCTTCTGCTGCGCTTGATAAAGCAGAAACAGTTCTAGCTGAGAAGCAGGCTGTGCAGCAGAAGTACGCTGAGTTAATCCCTGCTGTAGTTGACGCACTGGCGCGCAATGAGCGAATTGACGAGCATGAAAAGTCAGCAGCGGCTGATATGCTCCGGGATCCGGTCAAGGCGCTAGAAATCCTTGAAAAAGTTGCCGAACACCGCGTAGGTGCGGAAGCCGGCCAGTTGGGTACTCCAACGGGTAATGTTAAGACTGCATCATATAACAGTCTTACTAGCCCGTTTGCAGGCGTTCCGACTTCTAGCGAAAAAGAGTCTGATCGTCGATATCGTGAGGCCCTTTTAGGCTACTAACGTAGTAGCTACTTTATTACGAAATTAAAATTCCGAAACACGGAGGTTAATAAACCATGGCTAATCCTAGTCAAATGTTTGATCACACGTTGGATGCATGCAAGGGTTGGTTCCACGAAGCAGCGCTTGATCATTCAGCTAAACTTTCTGCTAACGTGACCGTTGACCCGTACGAACAGGGTCGTGTTGTTCATCTTAATAGTGACGGCGAATATGAATCGGGCGTCAGCAATACTGGTATGGCAATCTTCCTGCTGAATAGCAGTGACGATGCCGATGTCGCTAACCCTGGCGGTGATTACTGGACCGCGGTTGCTCCTACAGGTGCAATGTCCGGTTTGGTTGCTACTGGCGCGTATGAACTGGAATCGTCTGAGTTCATCACCCAGACTTATGTTCCTGGCAATTTGCTTGGCGCTGCGGTATCTAACGCTAGTGCGACTATTGGTGGGTTCCTCAATAACGAGGATGATGCTGGTACGGCTCTGTCAGTGCCGTGGGAACTTGATTCAGCAAGCGCTGGTGGTACTGACCAGGCGGTTTGCGGTGTTGTTTCTACTGGTACGAATGAGAACTCGCACGGTGTTAGCGTGCTGCGATTCTGGCCTGTGTATCTTCCGGGACAAAGCTAAACTCCCTGTTGAGCATGTTACTTTTAAAATGAAATTGAACACGGAGGTTAATAAACCATGACTAATAAGTCAGAAGCTCAACTGCTCAACGAGACTCTGTTTGAGCAGCTCTCGACTCCAGGAATGGAGAAAACCGCGATCGACGCGGTGAATGATTTTACTCGTACGAAGATGCGGGAAGACGGGTTCTACCGACGCATCCTTCCGCCGCTGCAGATTAGCAACGACGAACTGGATCGCCAGGTTGACACCGACAAGCCGGTCAAGATTGTGGACAAGGAACCTGATAGCCCTGCGGCCATCTCGATCCCGTTTGCAACCTTGCCGATTAACTTGTACATCCGCGGACCGCGCTACCGGGTTATGTTCGATCGTATCGTGACCCCGCGCTTCACCAAGGATGTTGATGAACTGCGTACCTACGTCATGGACATTCGGCAGGTCCTTAGCGACAACGCTATCAAGGACATGCTGGCTGAAGAGGACTCCAAGTTCCTCGCAGCTGTCAACACGGCGATTGGTACCGTAGGTTCTACGACTCCCACGTCAGGTACTATCCAGCATAAGAATATTGTTGGTGGTATCACTCGTGACACGGTTGTCGAATCGTTGAAGATCATGCCGTCAACTCCCAGTCACCTGGAAGTTAACACGATTCTGGTCAACAACGTGACGATCAAAGAGATCATGAAGTGGGGTCGTGACGAGGCTGGTGGTGATTTCAGTCAAGACACCCTGAAGAATGGTTGGTCGGAAGCTGAACTGCTGAACTGTCGCTGGATCATCACGATCAAGCGCGGAGCCGGTTTTGTTGCTGACGACACCATTTATCAGTTCGCGGATCCCAAGTTCATTGGTAAGAACTATCTGCTTGAAGATACAACTATGTACATCAAGCGGGAAGCTTACATGCTTGAGTTCTTCGCCTATGAAACTGCTGGCGGAACCATTGGTCATACCAGTGGGCTTGCTCGCGCTAACTTCACGTAAGAAACAGAGAGCGAGCGGGGCCCGATCACGGGCTCCGCTTAATCCTGTTATGCGTTACAAATTTGGGAGATACTCACTATGTCGCAAAGTCAGCAAGTACCGGATTTGACACCCGAGCAGGCCCATAATGTCCTGTTCGAGAATGTTCATGCGCCGGTCTTCTTTAATAAGCTGGCCGAAGACTACGGTGTTGTTCCGCAAAATGAGCAAGAAGCTCAGCAACTGTTGGACTTGAGCGATAAGCTGAGAGTTGCGCAGGGGCAGGAACAAACCAAGTCTGCGGGGCAACGGAATGAATTTTTAGACGCAGCCGGACACGAGCTGGATCGTGCTGTTTATGGAGAAAATGTACAGTCAAATTCTTCTCTGCAGAGCGCCATTTATGAAATGGCAAGCGATCCTCTTTTGAAGGAAGCGTCGTTAACATATCAGGATGCTGTCGCGGCCAACATATTGGTTGACCAGATCCAGCAACAGTAATCGGAGGTAATATACTATGGCAGATCTTGCATCAATTCGTACTAAGGTTCGAAACACCTCAGGCGGTGAATTGTTTTTTGGTTTCTTAGGGCCACATGGCGTTTCATTGACCGATGACGAATACTATTCGTTCGTCGGTGATTTGAAGTCACTTGTTGCGGGCAATGCTCGTAAAGAGAAGGCTTTGAACAATGCGCTCGATACTGACCAGCTCGTGATCATTACTGATCCGTTGCCGGTCCATCTGGATGATACCACTAAGAATGTCCGGCACGTCGTACCCGACAATGATTTGTTTGGCGTTGCGCATCCTGATTGGGGTGAGTATGACACTGTCGCCGGGCATGCTTAATTAGCGGTGCTTGATAATACTTGAATTTCTAAGCAGGCTGGTATACTACATGTGTACCAGCCTGTTTTTATTTAGGAGCAAAGCGAGTGGCAGCTACCCCGAAGAAGAAGAAGGTAGCCAGGAAGGCGACAAAGAAACCAGCCAGGAAGGCGACAAAGAAACCAACCAAGGCGGTAAAGAAAAGAACGCCTACAAGCAAGAAGAAAGATTTGCTTGTGAGTGTTTTTACGCCTACGGATAACATCAAGTACCTGGCAGAATGCTACGAGTCTCTTCGTGTCCAGGTGTATTCTAATTGGGAGTGGGTGCTTGTTCCCAACGGGGCGTTAACAAAGGTCACGGACATACCAGCGGTAATTCGTAAAGATCCCCGTGTAAAAGTAGCGTATTTCCCTATTGATGACGGTGCTAATGTCAGTATCGGTAGTTTGAAAAAGTTTGCCGCTTATCAGTGCAGTGGTCAGTTATATGTTGAGCTCGACCACGATGATATACTATCAAATGATGCGCTTTTTGAAGTTGTTAAGGCATACAAAAAGACTGGCGCTGGGTTCTTGTATTCAAATTTTGCGACCTTCAGAGAAGATGGGTCGTCTATTACTTACCCAGAAAAAAATGGGTGGGAGAGCTACCCTGTAATTCTTAACGGGAAACAATTTTTAGCAAGCCGGGCGTTCCCGCCAACCGCAGATTCCTTACACAGAATATTTACAACCCCGAACCACATTCGGGTATGGAGTAAAGAAGCGTACAATAAAGTTGGCGGGCACGACCCCAAATACTGCGTATGTGATGACTTTGATTTAATAAGCAGAACATATTTAGCTGGAGTCGAGTTTCATCACATTGATAAATGCCTGTATCTCTATCGTCAGTGGAGCGGTAGTAGAAGTGTTGTAGCGATGAATAAGGAGATACAAAAAATTGAAGGAGAGATAGCGCATCAAAGAACACATGCTATCGTTAGTGAAGATTGTCGAAGGCGCGGGTTACCGGTTTTAGTTGTTGCTAATGGCGAAGCGGAGGGGGTGTCACATTATTTAGATGTTAAGGACCTGGTCGATAATTCAATAGGTTGGGTACGCGCAAAGGATGTGCTTCAGCATATAGCGGGAGAAGACGTGTTTTCTTGGATTAATACAGTGTGGAAAAAGCTAGCACCGGGGGGTTGGTTATCCTTGTCTGCGCCTAGCACAGATGGACGCGCGGCTTTTCAGGTCCCTACGTACAAAAGTTTTTGGAACATCAACTCTTTTTTGCTTTTTGAGAACGCAGACACAGCGGCCCCTGTTGGAGAAAAGGACTACACTGCATGTTTTCACACAGCTCGCCGTTGGGATGAGCACCCCGATGCATTGCATGCTAGTTCAAACATGTTGTATTCAAATACAGATTTAATAGCTATTAAGGACAAACGAAGAATTGCGGGATCGCCGCTTCTTCGATAATACCTAAGGAGGACCACGGATGGCCCTTAACGATATTGCAGACCAGGGAGGTGTTGACCACTTCGGCGGCGGCGCTGTCCCCCTTAAACGGCGTGTTATCGCTACGAAGTCCGGACAGTATGCTTTTGCAGATGTTACGCTGCACGATAATGACGGAAATCCGGTTGATCTTAGCCACGCTGATTACTCATCGACTACTGTTAAAGCTAAGTTCAAAGATGCGGTGACAATCACCAGCGCGGCAAGCGTGCCTGAGGCAGACTGTACGGTTACAACAGCAGCAGACGGTGAGATTCGATGTGAAATACCGGCCGTCGTTAAGAATATACCTGGTATTTACATAGGCGAGTTTGCCGTCCTGGACGCCAGTGACCGCATGCTGTTCTCTAATACATTATGGATCGTAGTCGACGAAGGGCTGTTTGGCTCGTTAAACGACTCCGTAGGCCCTCCTTCGATGGCTGAGATACGTTTGTTCCTCCGAGACTTCTCACAGGAGAACGAATTACTGGATACAGTGGATTTTGACATGAGTGAGATAGCAGCAGCTATTACCCTGCCTGTTCGCTTTTGGAATGAAATCCTACCGCCATTAAACCGAACATACTCATCGCAGAACTTCCCTTGGCGGTATCACTGGTTAATTGCAATTTGCGCAAACTTATTCTCCATAGCTGCTGAGCACTACAGGCGTAATCGTCTTCAATACAGCGCCGGCGGCATGCAGATTGACGATAAAAACAAAGCCAACGATTATGAGCAAAAGGCTGCGCAAATGAAGCAAGAGTGGGAACAGTTTGCACGCACAAAGAAGGTGTCGTTGAATCTGAGTGCAGGGTATAGCGCGCTGGGCTCTACCTATAACTATGGAGGACGGTAGTATATGCCAACTACTAGAGACGCAGTTTTTAAGCGTGTTAGCGTCGACCATCTCGTAGGCGGCGGTTCCCGGATATCCTGGGAGCTTCAGAAAACCTTTACTGACGCGACCCCGCATACCTTTCAGTTACAAGTAGGGGTCACAGGTGTTAGTACGGCGGATGATTGGGCTGACGAAGGCGCGGCAATTGTAGACACTTTTTTTGCTGTTGATAATACAAAGCGAGTGTATGGTAAGCGGTTGACGACGCATTATCGGGTTAAGCTGACCACGTCTGGCGGCACGTATTTGTCTCAGCCTGCAGCAACATATGGGTTGCTATCGCAGCGAGATTGGTTACTTGCTAAGTCGATTATTCGGAAAGAACTTTTGCGACTCGAGAAGAAGGCGGCGCCGAATGGGTTTTTTCTAAAGCGTAAATGGCAAGAGGGTACAACAATTGACGATCACCAAGTTGTGGATCCGTTGACTGGTGAAGTTGTCAAAACAATTAATACAGATGGTAAAGGCACATCTAAAGTTGGTGGTTATTACAGTCCGCTAGCTATGTTTATGGATCTTGCTCCTGAAACGAATCATATTAAGACAGACTTACAAAACCGTGGTACCATTAACGATATTCGAATATCTGGGCGTACAGTTGCATTTCCGCAACTAAACACGAAGGATGTGTGGGTGGATGCCACATCTGATAGGCGTTATTTTATACATTCTGTGCAGCATGCAGCGGAGATCCGGGGTGTTCCTATCATTGTAAACGTGGAATTACGCCCGGCCGCATTTAACGATCCCATTTACGAAGTAACAATTACATAAAAATAGGTTGTGAACAACCGGTATGACGTAGTATCCTTAGAGATGAGGCTAGGTGTAAAGATGCCATGGATACCTGATGATTTAGAGGCGGAATTACCGCACCAAGAGCCCCGGCGAAATAAACCCGTGGTTCCGAAACAGAAAAAACCAGGGCAAGAAGACACCTTGCCGAGCCTGTTACCTAAAATACGTATGAGGAGCACAGTTTCCTTGCACGATGAACCTGACGACGATGTTGTCAGGTTTACTAAGCAACCAGGTAACGTTGAGATTACTGAGATTCCTCGTGGAGGCACGGATGCCGACATCTCCGGAAGTTAGAGTTGAGCGCGCAAGCTCTCTTTGTTCGTTGGGAATGCGCCCACTTCTTATGACGGGATTTTTAAGGCAATTGTTCATGGAACACTTTGCCGAAAAAGATCAGATTGAGGATCGTAGTCTTGAAGATTACCTTTGGACGTCAGGTGCTGATAGTAGCATCCTGATTGAAAGCATTACTCGGTGGAACCCAGACCAAGCGGGTTCCCGTCCAGCGCTAATTATTAAGCGTAACGGATGGCGAGTAGAACGACGTGGAATTAACGATCAAATCATGGGGATCCCTTCTCCTGATGGGTATGATCACTATGCCACGTTTATGTCTGGTTCTCACACGATATTCTGTCTAGCGCGGGCAGGAGCAGAATGTGAGAAGTTGGCGGCTGAGGTCTACAGGCACCTAGTGTCTTTTTCCTCATACATCCGCCGGGAGCTCGACTTACATCGGTTCGCCGTAGCCGAGATTGGGCCACTTAGTGGGTTAGAGGAATCAGTGACACATTACGCTGTTCCGGTAACAATTAGTTACGCCCATGAGGAGACATGGACGATTAAACCACATGCTCCTAAGCTCAAACGTGTAGTGTTACAAACATTCGAACCATGATCACATATTAAGCTTTAGCACGGAGGCATAAAAATGGCTTACGTAATACCACAAGTACTGGTTTTTCAGGAATTTAATCTGATACCAGCTGAACTGACAAATCCACTGCGTGCGTTTATTATTGGGGGACATGCAGATCTCCATCGATATGCGGACGCTGACGAGAAACTAGATATTGATGTCGGCGCTTACGACAAAGACTCGAATACGGCTTACAATTGGCCGGATAAAGCTACGGGATCTGTCATAGATATTAGCTACGTCAAAGTCTTTATTGACGACGCTTATCTGCAGTTCCATGCAGAGCTTGAGGGTGCCGCGACAGTTGCGCCGGTCGCTAGTTATGCTAATCGCATTTCATCTAGCGCAACCAACTTTAAAGATAACGGTGTTTCCTACGCCAGAACGGCTGCGCTTTTGCGCGACGTGAAGGCCGGGGACCGTGTCAAAGTAAAAGGTGCGGGAGAAACTCTTAACACCTACGTTAAGAATATTCTCGCAACCCAGGTTGGCGCATCTATTGTGACAAACGCCACAGAAGATGCTGCTAATGTCGGCACGTTTGGAGGGTCGGCAACAACGGCGGGCGCTGCAGGCGGTAGTAACGTCACCTCGTCAACCTTAGCGGTAGATGAGAGCAGCTATAAGATCTTTGAGACCGGTGTGCAAACAGATACGTACACCCTTACCGTTACCCAAGGGTCAACGGGCGAGGATTTTTCCACGGCTATTGTGGATATCGTTTCTGGTTCCGGCGATGACGATAACCTTAACTTTGTTCCCGCCCTTGATGGCGTGGCCAAAGAATTTGGTGTTCGCGGGCTCACTGTTCAGGTCGACAACGTCTCCGGCGCAAACGATGACCTAGAAGTTGGAGATGTTTTTACTTGGACGATTGACCAGGCGACCAGTGCTAATAACGGCACGGCTGCTGGGACGTATACCGGCACGAAAGATACTACCTACATTGTTGAGGTAGTTGAAGGTGCTGTGTATGGCGTTAACGCTAAGATCCAGGTGACAACCACCAACGGTGTTGATGCCTCGGGTCCGACCGCGGTGTTGTTAACGGCGACACCTGTTTCAATTGGAAGCTTTGGTCTTACTATCGAATTTGACAACGGGAGCGGCCTGTATAAGGGCGATAAGTTCCGCTTTGCAGCTACTGCTGCGGCAGATGGTGACTTTAATATCCTGGAGATGGCGCATTCAATGAATGCCACGCTTGCGGCCTCCACTAATGTGGACCTCTGGCTCTCCATTAAGAAGGACATTGAGGTTCCATTTAATCGCCTTAGTGCCTCCAGTGTGGATAACTGGTCCACAACCGCTTCTCAGATCACTATCAATAGCGCAATCGACGCTTATGATGCTGACTGGGTAACCAGCGGTGGTGATCTGGAAGAGCTGGTTGTTACGCAGGGTGATGTTTTTGTGGAGTATCGCGAATGGTTGTCGGTTAAAGTCGGCGCAATCGCAGCTTTGCAAGATACCGCGGACATTGATTTATTGGACGGGCCATTAGACCCGGACAATCCAATGAAGTGGGGTATCTATAAAGCGCTGTCCAACTCTAATGGAACTTGGGTCAAGTACACTGCAGTTTCAGATCCTAGTGACGATGACGAGTGGGTAGAAGCTTTGAAGCTGGGTGTTGGTCGTGATGACGTTTATGGTTTGGTTCCGCTTACGCATGACAAGACCGTCTTGGACTTGTTTGAAGGCCACGTAAACAGTCAATCCAGCCCAACAGCTGGTCGCTGGCGTGTTATGTGGACTGTTGCTGATGCGGATGACGTCATTGAAGTTGCTGGAGAAGCTACCTCATCTGATAGCGAGGTGGTAAAGGCGACGTTAATTGATGACCCGGCTACTGTCGGAACTCAGTACTCTAAGCTTGTGGTTACCACGGCTAATGTCGACCTCGACAGCGCCGCGAACCGTACGGAGCCGGGAGATATCGTTCGGTATCTCTTCGACGAAGACGGACACGGTAACGAGACTTATACTGAGTTTGTCGTTGACAGTGTTCTCGGTGACGATTCTTTAATCCTTACGACAGCTCACGACAGCACGATTACGGATGCTGAGAGGATTGAGATTCACCATACTCGTGACAAGGATGAGTTGGCCGCAGCGATCGCGTTGAATGCGGGCGCATGGGGCAACCGCCGAGTTCGCGCAGTATGGCCTGATAACATCAACCAGGGCGGAGAGCTGGCGGATGGGTTTTACTTGGCAGCTGCTTTGGCTGGTCTTTCGAGCGGTGTTGTGCCGCACCAGGGCCTGACAAATATCCAGGTGTCTGGCTTTGATGATGCATCCCGTTCGCGGGACCTCTTTAATGGGGATCAACTGAACGTCATGGCGAATAGCGGCGTTTGGATTGTTACTCAGGACGATGAGGGCAACATCATTACACGTCACGCATTGACTACGGATTCGGTTGACCTGAATCGTAGAGAAGAGCAGGTCGTTCGTAACGTGGACTCGATGTCTTACTTGTTCTTGAACCGGCTGTCGCCATACATTGGGCGTTCTAACGTGACACCGTCTGCGTTGGACATTCTCTCTGTAGAGGTGACTGCCTCCATCGATTTCCTGAAAGCTAACGGGTATACGGATACTCTTGGTGGACAGCTTATTGATGGCGAGATCACCCAACTAAGGCAACATGCCTTGTTGAAAGATCGTGTCGTGATTGTGCTTAACTTGGAAATTCCATACCCAATGAACAACATTGAGATTCATTTGGTAGTCTGACAATTTGGTGCCGGGATGGTCACCTTCGGGTGGCCATCTTTGCTGGTTTTAATGCCGATAACCTGGTGCAAGATTGGCGATTTGCACTTTAAAACACGGAGGTTTTTACTATGCCTACTGACGTATTTTCACGCGGCGGCCATGATTTCAAGGGTTCGTTCGCAGCTGACTCCGCAAAAGTTGTGTTTGCTGGTGGTGGTGATTTGCAGGCCGGGGGCGTTGGTCTTCTGACGCAAAACTTGTCTGTTAATTACACGCAGCAAATTACGCGATTATATGAAATTGGTTCTCAGAACACTTACTATGTAGGTGGGAGAACACAGGGACAAGCCACGCTTGGGCGTGTCTTTGGTCCGCGAGCATTGCAGCTCGGTTTTTATCAGAAGTTTGGTGATGTCTGTAAGGCTGCAGACAATACTATTAACTTCTCGTTGGAAGCCGGTTGTGCTAGCGGAGCACAGGCAGACTATGCAAAAGCTGGTTTTACTATCCATAACGCAGTTATCACGTCGATGGGATTTACTGTGCAGGCTCAGGACATGATTATCAACGAGCAAGTGCAGTTGATGTTCGTGGCCCTGTCCTACGCTTCGTAAAAATTCTTTAGTGGATAACTCGTTTAACGGTATTCTGGTATCGGGGGTGTACGTACGCCCCCGATACTGGGGCTTTATGCCCATAACCTTACCGTAAGGTGGAAAATATATGAATCCTGCACAAGCGATCTACCTTATTAAGAACATGCAGGACTCCCTGCATAAGGTTTCTCGTGAACGCCAGATAAGAGACGGGCAAAAAACGCCCCCGGCCAAAGCTGAATCTGAAGTTGATTCTGGTTTGCTTGGCCGCGCCGCGCTGTTTACACAAGATCTCGGTAATACTACTAAGATTACCACAGGGATTGTAGTAGATAGTCTCGCGGGATCTCATTTCTATAAAGTCCAGCCCGATCATGGCGGCCCTATTAAGAGCTGCTGTTCTTTAATGGAAACCTGTGGTTTCTCGGGCGCGCGGTCTCTTTCTTCTGTCCCCCCTGGTGCGCGAGTATGGTTACTTGATCATCCGCAGATGGAATACGCATCAATCATTGGGTGTGAACCTGATGTCTCGGTAGACGCACGTAAAAAGATACCGGATTTTGTCACCTTAGTAAGCCGCGTGGTAGACGACGCACACAAATTTCCGTCTACCATGGCCGGCGGATCCGGCGTAATCGATTTTAATACCGATCGTCCTATGGATGGTACGGCCGCAGGTGAATGGGGGCAGATTACAGAGACGGGCTTGCGATTCTTTCTTGATCCATTTATGGCGCAAATGGCTGTCAATGAAGCTTGCGGAGTTTTTGCATTCCTGTTCGATAACATGCTCCGACTAGCAGGGCATAATCTGCAAATTCGTACGGCGGGTTCAGAACTGGAAGCCTTGAATGATCAGGGTGAGTTTACTTATCACGAAGGCTTTACTCCATATCCCTGGGAGAACCTGGGATTATATGAAAGAGGGGATCCAAGTCGTGAGTTTACTGCTGAGCAATCTCAAGTAACGCAGCCGTGGTATGCTGAACGAGAGCCTGCGGTCGATGATCAACTAGCATTTCATAGAGTCTTGCATACGCAAGGATACCTTGGGCAGGGCGGGCAGCGCCGGATTCAACTCCCGGGTTATGTTGATGGCGCGGCCGGTACGCCGCCTGGTGAATCCGCTTCCACTGCAACCGGCCCGGTTCATTTCGCTGCAGGACCATCTGGTGCTGGCACCCTTCGTCAATATTCGTCGGGGCCAGAAGCTGGTGTCTTTTCTGAAGATATTTTACTGTCGGGCCGCTACAACCTGCGCAGCGCTAAAGCTATTTCAATCGCAAAGCGCATTCCGATTGTAAACCCTAAGCGAGCAACGCGTCCGGAGACTATTAAAACGGTTCACAGCGGAGCGGACTCGGAATCTGAGTACAGATTTGCTGGAGTAGCTAGCTTCTCTAATCCAGTGGATTGTACGGATAGTAGTGTCGACTGTTGTAAAGTCGCATGCGGTGCAAAGTCGATAGTCTGCGCGCCGAAAATTGAGTTGACGCCTAATGTACACGCTATCCGGGATGAGTTGGCAGAGTCCGGTACCTGGGAGGGGCCGGTTCAATTTGAGCGGTCACCGTTTGGTGCCCCGGTATTCCTAATTCGAGCTGCGGGCGTGCTGGATTCACATGCGTTTACTTTTAACATGGAATCAAATCACGCGTATTTTTATCACGCAAATGATTGGACTTTGCACCAAGAGCTGGAGACGCCTATCTCGGGGACTTTTCAGTGTGCTTACAACTTCCAGGCCCTTGCGAACAAGCAATACATAGAACCACCGGAAGCAATAACAGATTGGGACACGGTCGGCCCGAAGATTGATCACCGTTATGATGAAGCGGAATCAACTACAGGTAAGCCTGTAGGGGGTTACTACCCAAACTCCTCTTCCATCGACCTTTTAGAAGATGGTGGTGTAGTTATTTCTGATGGGTTTGGTGCTGAAATTCGTATGACGGGGGGTCAAATTTTTCTCTCGGCCCCCGGTGATATCTGGATGAAATCCGGGCGCAATACCAATGTGTGGTCCGGGCAAGATACGATTATTAAAGCAAAGAACTCCATCGACATAACGGCAAGTGATAAAGATGTGCGTATTAAGTCTGAAAAGAACATGCAGCTGCTTGCAGGTAATAGCACAAGTAAGGTAGGCGGGATTCTTATTGAATCACGCGGTATGGAGAATTACGAGTTCGCACCAAATCTTGGTGAGGATGTTATTTCTGGCGGAGTCGTTATTAAATCGTCAGAGGCTCCCGCGGTTATACTGGGCCCGAGTGTTTATGTGCGCGCAGGTCTAGACGAGACACAACTTGGGGATATTACTTTAGATTGCAACCAGGGCCGCGGCATCTATAAAACAAATGCGTCATACCAAGAACACTTTATTCGGCACGGTATCTGGTGGTGGTTTGCCGAGGGCGTCGGAGAGACTGTTGGTAAGATCATCTCCTCGTACGAGTTTTTACCTACTTGGTGCAGTGTTGGTGGTTCTTGTGGGATTAATGGGCACCTCGCTATAAATGGACATAAAGCAAACAAGGGCTGGGATCTTGTTGTTGACGGACATTACGCCTCAACGACAGCCTGCCAGCCGATGGGTCAGTTCGTATGGTGTCTCGACGGGGAGCCATTGGAAAAAACACTGACCTTCATACAAGAGGCTACTGAAGAACGGCAGGATCTTTTGGCTGATATTGGTGCAGATCAATACGAGGCGCAGTTTGAATTGTGGTGGTATACAGATAAACGGCCGGGTGATAATAAGACGATTAAAGATATTGGCGTGAGTCTGAGAGATTCCAAGCAGTATCTGACAGAAGAGTTCGTTCTTTTTGAAGACCGGTGGCAGCAGTTGTCGCGGATCGCTGTGTCAGCAAGTGAGGGGACAGTAGGGACGTGGGTGGAGGCACCTGTTCCTATTACTGCCACGGAAGATCCCGAAGAAGGCCGCGTCACTTATCCTTATCCAGGTAAGAAGCCGTGGAAAGATGATGATACTTTAATTCAAATGGATTTGGGGTTTGTCGGCGCCACCACAGGGGGCGGAGATGAGGGCAGTTTATTTACTGCACCCGTTAGCCGCTTTACCGACTGCAAGGGCGAGATTCGGGCAGGTGACCCGTACAGGGGAACCCTAGATGATGAGAAAGAACCGTGGGCTTTCTTACCTATTACGAAGTTGGATCATGTTAAGAAATTAGATGGTACTTATCGTGTGATTATTCCGAGTGAAAAAGGAGGCGAAGCTCCTACGGGGGGTCTTGAGAACCCCTTTGTTCAAATGCCCCCGTCGCCGCCTGGTGATTTTGATCCCGGTCTTTAATTTGTTTTATGTGGCACGTTATGGAGATTATTAGATATGGCTAAAAAACTTGACCTTAGAAAGAAGGCGGCGCCATCTGCACAAGAAGCAGCTGCTGTGCCGGTGAATCAATTACCGTTTCCTCCCGGGAAAAAGATGAAGCTTATGCCCGAGGAGATTGAATTTTTGAAGAGCGCGGGGTGGAAAGAAGGTGATCCTGTTCCAGACTTGAAAGCTTTTATGGCAGCGGTTGCAGAAGAGCAGGCGCAAGCTGTTTCTGATTTAGAGACAAGCGGCGCAACGCCAACAGCTCCAGAGACAGTAAATTTTGATGACCTGCCGCCAGAAAAACAGGAGGAGCTTACGCAAGCATTTGAAGAGCTGCGGGAAGCGCAAGCCGCGCAACCAGTACAACCTGTAACACCAGAGATGGTTGCTCCGGGCGTTGCCGAGGCTATCGAGGTTGCGTCTCAGGAGGGGGGCTTAGATGTCGTAGATGACCCGTCACAGGCGATCGAAGCGTCACCGGTGGATGCGGATGACGATCCTATCGGCATTAAACAAAAACCGAGTAATCTATGTTCCCACTGTGGATGGGACACGAACATTAAAGAAACCCCGGATGTTACTAACAGGGATAAGCAAGATTTTTTGATGTCTATTTTAGGGGGCACACGTTTTTACAAGGATGTGCATCTCTTTGGAGACAGGGTTACGGTTCAATATCGTACGCTCCTCACAGAGGAAGCTGATATTGCACTACAACAAACAGCCTACGATTTTCGTGATGGTAAAGTTCCGGACCAGGGGGAGTTTTACCGTGTCTTCACTAACTACCGACTAGCTATGTCGATTGAAAAGATTTCAACGCCATCAGCAATGAATCTGGTTCCTGTCATTGCGGATATCGAGTGGGATGCCCCGGCTATAGGTGAGGATGCGCAAACAGCTTTGCCTGTATTGGAGACGTGGTTACACGACAACGTACTTTCTAGTGAGTCTATGCGGCGCGTCGTTGGTATGGAGCATCAGCGCTTTCAAAGACTGGTAGAAAAGTTGGAGGCGAGAGTAGATGACTCGGATTTTTGGAAGGGAATCGAGTCGGTGCCCTGATACTACAAGCAGCGGCGCGCGGGTTAATTGATTTTAGCCGCATAGATACCCGAAAGGATCGTGACAGGTTTAAGATTCGGTTATTGATAACAGAGATGCAGAAGCAAAATGAACTACGTCTCTACGACATGTTACATAGACAAGTAGTTTCACAGTTAAGCAATGCAAATCTTGGGCAAGAATCGTTACATAATGTGTGGGAAGCCGCAAACACTATTTATGACAAAAGTCGTGATCTAGATTTACCCTGGTTAAAGGGGAAAGAAGAAACTGCGGCTAACAAAGAAAAGAGTAAATATGCAGGACTAAAAGAGTCCTGGGCAAATGCATTTGGCGATCCCGACGACCCAATGATTAAGGCGCAAATTGACGCAATGTCTCGTTGGTTGACGGAGTCAGACGAGCCTAGTAATTAACGCAAGGATGCGTGATATATGGGATTTCCAGGCGGAGGCATGTTCGGACCACAACCGGCGATGGGCGGTAGTGTGTTCATGAATAGCGTCGCGCAAGGCGGCGGTAATAGCCTATTCTCTGGTTATCAAATGGGCGGCGGAAACCCTGCGGGAAACATTCCCGGCCTCGGTATGCTCAATATGATAACCCAGCCCATGATTCATGGGTTCATGGGTAATCAGGGTTTAGTTCCCGGCCAGTTTATGGGGACGCAAAACCTCTACGATCAATACAGGATTGAGCAACGTCAAAAAGAGATGCAGGAGGCGGTTGGCGCTGGCGCCCAGGCAGATCGCCCGGCCATGACGAGGTTCCTCATTGGCTCGGGTCAAATGATGGGCATGGATATGGGCCTGGATCAGCAGGCTACTGCTGCGTCCATGGCGGGGCACATGGCACAATTTACGCCGATCATGGCGCAAATGATGCCTGATCTTCTTGATAAATTGCACGGTCGTAAAGGTAGCGCTGCTGTGCTTGCTAGGGGGTTAATGGAAGGCGGCCGCTACGCCGTTGATCCTGTGACTGGGATGCGCGGTTTAGGTGGATCGGCTGATGCTGATGGCGCACAGTCTTCAGTAAAAGAAATGGTGGACGCGTTTAAAGATGCTCTTGATGACCCTGACAGTGAGTTCAGTCAGCACGGCATCAGTATGGGGCAGGCCGGGCTGATGTATGAAGAGATGACTAAGCGTGGAATGCTTGGTGTGCGCAGTATAGGTACGATGAGTCGTGAAGATCAATATGAGGCTCTCGCTGAAGATGAAGGAATTTCGGTAGCTGACGTTAAAGCATCCAAGGACGCCGGCCCTGGTGGCGAGGAGGCTTTCAGGACCAAACTAAGGCAGTTTGACGCTAAACGCGTTAAGAGCCGCATGGAGGGCCTTGCAGGCGCTGTAGACGCCATGCGTGAGATCTTTGGTGATCTAGGTAACCCAAATGCACCTATGTCACAGATCATCGAGGGGCTTAATCAGCTGACGCAGGGCGGGATTGCTAGCATGCCCGCCGCAGAACTAGAGCGTATGGTCCGTATGACTAAGGCGATCTCAGATAACACCGGAATGGGCATCGATTCCATCATGGCATTGACGTCTGCCGCGGCATCGATTGGAGACCAGCTCGGACTCCACAGAAGCTTAGCGGTTGTCGCTGGGCAGCGCGGCGCAATTGGCGGACGAGCAGTTGCTGACATGGGCTGGGCTGGTGTGTTTGGCACCGTGAGTTCAGATGAAGCGGCAGCAATGATCACAAAGTCTACTGAGCAGGGCATGGCAAGCCAGGCCGGTATGAGTACAGCTGCGATATTCCGGATGGAAGATCAAATTGCTGGCGGCAGCTTTAAGGCAGGAAGTCGTGCTGAAAAATTGATGAAGGCTATTAAACGCGGCGACGCCGAGTTTGAAGGCCAGTCGATGCTCGACCTCATGACCAACCCCAACAAGATGCGGGAGATCTTTAAATCCAGCGGGCTGTCTGACCTCGAAGCTGACATGTACCAGGACTTTATTACCGACCCAGCCGGTAATCAAAAGTACATAGCAGAGAACCCGGAGATTGTCGACGCGATTGAAACGATGCAGATGCAGGAGATGGGTGGTCGAGTTGCTGGCCGGGCCACAGGAATCGCCCTCAATCGCGCGTTAAGGGGTGGGACTAGTCTTAATGCGGAACAACGTGCGAAGGTTTCAGCCGCTGTTACCGGTCCGTTAGCTCAGGAGATCTGGGAAGAGGCTACCGCTGACGATCGAAGGGACACCGAGTCTTGGCAGAAGTTTGTTGATCAAAAGGCACGACCAAGGTTAAAGGCGATGGGTCTTTCGGATGCGCAAATCGATAACATGCTGCCGAGCCTGGCAGCCGGCATCGAAGCCGAGGGTAACCGCGCAGCCCAGGACCAGGGGTACGATAACTTCGACGTGGCCCTGCAAACAATGGGCGGGCAGACTCTAAAGCAACGACAACGTGTTACGGCAACGGCGCGACAGGACGCGGCGATCCGTGGCGCACTTGCCCCGTTAACAAGTCGGGGGCCGTTGCGCGAGCTTATGGACATTGTGCAGGGGGGTGATACAAGCATTAAAGACGCAGTGGGGAGGATACTAGGGGGGATTCCCGCAGGCGATGTTCAAGACGCTATGGTAGGTGCAATGGAGGCAATTAGAAAAAACCGAGAAAAAATGGAGCTGATTGATGAAGATAGAAGCGGTAAGTGGCGAGACTCTTCTGGGAAACTAACTGACTTCGGTAAAGGTGAGCGTGCTAAGGCCGTAGCCAGTATTGGGAAAGCAGCAGACGCTGCTAATAAGATCCTGGACAAGCAGGGCGATGCGTACCTAGCAACGACAGTGGACGCAAAAGAAACCGCGGCAACTGCGACGCGGATGCAGAAACTGCAAGACGCAATAGGGGGAGACGCAACCTCTCCTGACTACGCAAAGAAAGTTGATCGGGCGCAAAAGGCTGCATTTAAAGAAGCTGGATCACTTACTAATAAGTTCCTTGGTAATCTCAATTCAATGAAGCAGTTGGGCAAAGGTGGTGTTGATTTAGTTGAAGGCTTGGAAGCAGACAAAGGCGAGCTCGAACGATTAATCAAAGAGCACGGAAGTTTAGCGGAAGCAAGAAAAGCGGAGCCTGGTAAAGTTGATGCGTTGTTAACCAGCATGAATACTAGAGCTGCAGAGATTGACAGGCGCTATCAAGAAGCCGGGGCTACAGGAGAAATCGGCAAGGGAACCGGTGGAAAGATGACGAAAGAAGAAGAAGAGCGTGTTAAAGCACGCCAAGAGCAGGCGCGAGAGGCCCCGGAAAAACGAAGGGAAAAAGTATTAGAGACGTTAGCGGAGTTGGCTGGAATTGATGTCGAGGATCTTAAAGGTGACGAGGACCTAGTTGCGAGGCTGGGTAGCGGGGCAGATCTCGCAGAGATTGAGCGGGAAGCCACACGCGAGAAACGTCGGCGAGAACTAGAGACGAAAGTCGCTGGGGGCGACGCACTCACTGAAGCAGAACAGAAGGAGCTGGATCAATTAAAAGCTGCCGGCGGCACTCGGTTTGAAGATTTAGGTGACGAGGGCACGGCAGGAGAGGTTGATAGAACTTTAATAGATGAATTCGATAGAGACGACGCATATGTTGATGAAGAAGCGGCTGGTGAAGATGCGCCGCTAATTAAAGCAATCAAGCGGATTGCGGATAATTTTACAATCAACGCGATGAAATTAACGATACTTGGTGACGGCGGCGGCGAAGTTGCGCCTGACAATAGTGCAGACTCCACGCCTTAGCTTGGCTGATAGGAATTAGTTATGGCATTAGTATTCCCTAATATACCCGGAAGAGTTGCTTTGATTCCGCCTAAGGATGTGGCGGGTTTTCTACCGGTACAAATACGTGTTGCTCCGGGTCCGTGGAGCAGCGGTCCCGCGCCGCTCTTTATGAAAGCTATCATTACGGGATTCACTGTGCAATTCCAGGGACAGCAACAGTTTCTTCACACACTACGCGACTTCATATATGTATATTCATTTGGAGAAGGCATTGCCGCAGCAACCATGTCTGGACTTGCTTTTGCAGATACGTGCCCACAAGGGCATGCAATGACAGGTCCCGAGCAGCTCATCAATTACTACGATGAGTTTCGGCTTTCTCGACACGGACAGGCAATGCAATTTGCAATTGGCGGTGCATCAGGGCGAGCATTTCATGCATATCTAACCGGTATGCAGGTTGCCTTACGCGCGCAAGAACAGAAGAATCTTGCTGATTTTTCGATTAACTTCCATGTTCCGCCGCACACTTAAAGGTTAGCTGAGATCATGATTAATCACGTTAGAACACTACTTCTTAACCCTGCTTTGCCGGGTGTAAGCAGTCATTACGTCGGGGATGAATTTGTGCCCGAGGGGTACGGGCAGCTTTCCATACCCAGCAAATTTGATCGCGTTCGTAAGATTGTATTTGGGCCCGCGGCTGACCGATGGATGATGAATTACCGCTTAGCTGAAATTATGACGATGCTCCATACCACCGAACTGGAAGAGTTTGTACTAGAGTTTGACCCACGAGTTACATATTGGCCGCCAACAAAGCGCGGTATTTTCGATGCGGCGTTTGGGGTAACTGTGGTACCAGAACACTCCACGGCCGGGTCTTATGCGACTATTCAGGAAATCGTTCAAGAGTCTGTTAGCGGGCAGCTTTATGAAGAATGGCATGTAACAGTTGGCGCAGGCAGTACCTTTACGATCCGAAGAAATTCAAAGCCAATTTCTACTACTACAGGTTCATTCACACTTACAGGTGGTTTATCTGAAGGGATCTTGCTACAGGGATCGAACCTGCTCATTCGACTAGAGAATCCTTCATCAGGAGATAGTTATCTAGTTAAGTCCCTGAAACGACCCCAGCATGATCTAGCTGCAGTTGCAGAGCAATTACGTACAGGGATGGGTGCAGAGACACAGGCTGAATTGTTTTACAGAACAAGTGAACCGTTCAAGACATTTTCCAATCTTTGGTTTGATCACGACCAGCTTGCTTACAAATTTGGTGGGCTTATCTTAGCGCTTGCGCATCACTTGGACGAACTTAGAACAGGAGTAGCAGTGTAAGTAATGGTTATTCGTAACGTATCCACGCACCAGGTGCGCGCTTTTGCAACGTTTGGCAATAGCCGGGAACAGCATGAGCTTGTTTCGTGTAGCGTTACGTATGAGTTAAGCGGTATTCCTTTTGCGCAATTTACTATGCCACTAGGGCGTCTTGCAGGAACAAATGTTCCGGCTACTGCGCATAGATTAGTCAGAAACTTTGAAGTAACAGGCTCTGATGAATCAAAAGTCTTTATCTATATGGAAATAAATGACGCGCCCGCTCACCCAGATGGAGAACGGTGGCCCACCGCAGCCATATGTATTTTTGAGGGATACGTCACTGGATTAACTTTTCAAAAGACACGACAACAAATTCATCTCATGATACAAGCGCGGCATTGGTTATCAGATCTTGCATATGGATCTTGTTTAAGCGCAAACAGTCATCCAGGTAATCCCTATGACTGGCTGATGCCGTGTAATCAACCTGGTGCAGGTAGTGGTAACGGGGATCCCTCGTTTATGCCCTCGTGGATCCACGACGATGTAACTGATGACGATCTGATAAGAGATTTTTGGGTACTTGGTCTTCATGAGTGGTTTCTCAAAATGGCTCAGGAAGACTATCTAAACTTACACAGAATTAGAAGTGCAACTGGCACTATGGTGACGTCGCGTGACACTAATAATAAGTCAGTACGTAAAGCACTTGCACGAATGACAGGCGGGTATAAGTACGTACCACTACGCCTAGATGTCGATATCCAGCTTGAAGCTGTTGGCCGCGGTATATCCATGGCATTTGCAAAACAAACGTTTCAATCATTTGCCACGAGTACCATGTGGAATAAGCTTGTTGGAGACTTTTGTCCGAACTTCATGTTTGCTATTTGTCCCCGGGTTAAAAATGCGTATGCCGTTCCGTATATCCCAGGCTTACGCGATCCGTGGCAGGTCATTAGAGCAACAGAATACGTAGCTATGGATACCAGTGCGCAAATGGATCGTTTACTACGTGCAGTTGGTATCGTAGGTTCTCGCTCAACATTAACTAGTTTTGAACAGAACTTTGGAGAACCACAGGTTACTTCTCTCGGCGGGTACTATTCTCCACCGCATATTGATGACGGTTTGATCATGTTTAAGCAGGCGCCGTCGTGGATGAGCAGCATGATTGTTCCGTCCTCGTATTCTCAAGGGTCATATGCGTACGGCGGAACTACTGGTAGTTCAACAAGTCCCGGTAGCGGGAGTGCTCCCACAACGCCAGTTCCGTCTGCTTTGCGCGGGACACAAATGGGACTTATGAATCGATACGCTGAATCAGTATATGTGTACGAAATATTACAGGGACGGCGCGGTTCCATTTCCGGCAAACTTCGGTTGGATATTGCTCCGGGATCTACTGTGTTAATTGAGGGAACTTCAGAAGGTGGGGGTATAGGAACCCGGGCAGACGCAACTTCTCAGAATATTCTCGGAACGGTTATAAGTGTTACAATAAATATGAATGCGCAACAAGCTAGTGCTGGGACTTCGTTTCAGATAGCTCATCTTAGAAATGAATCTGAAAATAATGTGGATGGATTTAGCGTAGATCGTCCTCCACTGTGGAAGGATAGTTGGCGTGGAACATCATTAGTAGACGCTCCCGTACCGGGCGTTGGTGGGATTTAAAGGTAACCAATGCAATTATCATTTGATTTGGAGGAATGCGCTAAGAGATGGAAAAAATATGGACTTCCAGCTGATATGGTTGATAAGTCTTATATGGATGTAGGATGCTGGTCTGGGGGATTTGTAAAAACAGCGCTTCAAAAAGGTGCAAAATCCGCTATGGGTGTTGATGCTGTTAGGGCATCGAAAATGCATGACATCAATTTTATGCAGTTAGATGTACTTTCAGATTCATTTTTACAGGTTCCTGCCGCAGATCACGTTTCTTGTTTCGGTGTGATTTATCATGTACATGATCCAGTTGGCCTGTTTCATAGGTTGCGTGCAAAATGTAAGAGCAAATTGTATTTGGAATCAGAGTGTTTTGACCTTAAAGGTAAGCCAACTTTTCGTCTTTTTGAAGGCAACCAACGAAGTACTAATTGGTTCAACCCAAATTATCCGATGCTTGTTAAGTTGTTAGAAATGACAGGGTTTACCGACGTAACTAGAACTAGTTGGGAACATGGTAGAAGAGTTTCTTTGACGGCTAAAAGTGACGGCGAAGCGCAAATAAACCTACCACGCGCGCGCAAGTATATGGGCGGTTGGTAACAACATATAGATGGGACCATCGATGACGATTAAAAATAGTGTTCTCGCAGGGCTTACTAAGCAGGCAGCGCCACTACGCGCATTAAATCCTGCTACGTTGCCTGATATGCGGCTAGAGAAGGAGTACCACGAGCCGTATATGGCGTGGAAAAAGAATCCGTCACTCGC